TCCTTATCAGAAGGAGGAGTATATTAGAAAACACTAATGGAGCAGTACAGATTTTCATAATCTACTTACGGGAGTAGTAACTTACTGTATTGGGGCAGATTCTTAAAGGTACCCCCCCCTATGCCTTGACCATAACTATCTTTTTCCTTACACATTGCCCGTGACTTCGTCACGCCTGGCATAATTTTGTGTCATCTTTTAACTAAATAGGAGTCTATCATGGCTAAATCATACAAAAACTACAACATCCTTGCTTCAGGTACAGAACTTAAGGGAGTGAACATCAGTGTGTCTGGTGCTGATGTAAATGTTGATAACTTAATTACCATCTTAACTGGTGGTGATTATGATATTACCTTAACTGCCTGGAAAGACAAGCAAGCACCTAATGGTGTTAATGCTTTACTTACAGGTAAAGTTGACTCTTCTGACGAAGAGCCTGCATTCTAACGAATGCAATGTCTCAGCACCTTCGGGTGTTGGGACATACCTTTTTTTTACACACACCACACATCACACAAAAGATAGACACACAGACTACACATAGGATAGGGTGACTTCGTCACGTCAGGCGTTATATATACTTTATATATAACTTTATATACATTAATAGGAGCAACATATGAAAATATGGAAACATTTAAGTAATTCAATTGTTAACGTTTTAGGTTTAGTAGATGAACTCACAGGTGAACAGGGTCTAAGAGCATCAACCAGAAATACAATGTCAATCATTAATGAGAGCCTTGAGCAATCATTAGTTATGAATAGAGTAGAGGCTAAGCAAGAATTAGCAGACTTCTTAATCGAGCATAACGTATGTATTGATGACAACGGTAACATCACTGAAATCAATTCTAAGACTACAAAGAAAGCATAACCCAATATCCTAAGCATGATTCAAAACTGCTCATTTCCTTTTTAACTAAAGGATAGTACCCAGAAAGTATTTAATAAAGAATATTAGTTTTAACTACCTGCTAATACTCTTAATCTCAATATAGGTAGTAATTTCATAAGGAAATAAAATCATGGCTATAACATTAGTTGATAAGTCTGCAGAGACTAAAAACACTAAAAAGCAAAACAACCAAGAGTACTACAACATCTATTTAGATGATGAAAGAAGTTGTGTTTTCACACCTAACAGTGAGGCAACAGCTAACGTACTTAATACAGACTTAGTACTTAAGATTATTACTAATAATCTAACTAACGATGTATTGTTCACTACTACCAAGCCTAGGAAAGTTAATGGCAAGGTATATACTAACTTCCAAGTTAAAGTTAAACCTGTTAAAGGTGAGCACGCTGGTAAATACGTTGGTATGGGTTTTATCAATTACTATGATAATGAACTAACTGAAACTAGTTCTGAAGAGCAGAAAGCTCTAACAATTAGTAATATGATGACAGAGTTAGAGGCTGTTAAACCAGAACAGGTTGTTAAACATCTAACAACTGCAGATGCACAAGTACTTGTAGGTAACTTGTAACATCTAATTAAGCCTTAAGAGTGTCATAGCTCTTAAGGTTTATATTTTTTTTATTAATTAACAAACAGAGGATAGTATGGAAACTAATCAATTACAAACAGAACAACAATATAGCAAGCAACAAACTCAAAGCATTATCTTAGAAGACCTTAACAGAGAATTACCAGTTAAGTTATACATGGATGTACTACAAGCAGTATCTAATTATAGAAGTGCTAAGTACTATGATTCTAAGAACCTACGTATTAAACACCTAAAGAAAACTAATAAAGTAGTTAATGCTATCTTTTATAACATTCTTAAGACTGATAGACAGCGTCCTATTCAAGACCCAGCTACTTCTATAGGCTTTGATGTAGGTATGAGAAACCCTGTTGATGCAGTTAAGACTGGTGCAGAGTTATTAGCAGTAACAGCTAATACAGGCTTATTTGACATCCTGCTGTATACAGATGGTACAGAGGTTAAACCTAAATTGATAGTAGAAACTGATACTAGGCATAAACTAGATATGCTTCAGTTCTTACCGCCTATGAAAGAAGTACCTCAAGAATGGGTAGACAACAATACTGGTGGCTGGTTATTCGAACAAAAGAGTGTACTGCTTGGTAAGGGTAATCACCATGAAGAACCTCAAGCCTTAGATGCTTTAAATAAATTACAGACAGTACCATGGGAGATAGACCCAGATGTGTTACTAAATGAAACTAATAGTAATATTGCTATGGATCCTGATCAGTTCTTAACAATAGCATCAGAGTATATTGGTATGCCTTTCTACTTTGTATGGAGATTTGATAAGCGTGGGCGTAGTTACAGCAGTGGCTATGACCTTAATATTCAATCTAATGAATATGGTAAAGCTTTGTTATCTCTTCATAATAAAGAAGTTATTACTAAACTTGTTAACCTTAAGATAGCTATTGCTAATCATGCAGGACATGATAAGTTAACTTGGAGAGAACGTATACAGTGGTTTAATGCTCAGAATGATACCTTTGAAACTAAAGATTGGGATGAACCTATCTTAGGTAGAAAGGCTATTAGAGCTTATCAAGATACCTTAGATGGTAAAGCTACAGGTTATACAATGTCCTTAGATGCTACAGCTAGTGGTTTACAGGTTATGGCAGCGCTTACAGGCTGTAAGAAGACTGCTAAAGCTTGTAATATGGTTGATACAGGTAAACGTGAAGACCTTTACGAAATGGTAGCTGATGAAATGAATAAGCACTTAAATAATACTGTTGATAGAAAGTTAGTTAAGAAGCCTATCATGACTCATTACTATAATTCACAAGCTAATCCTGCTAATACCTTTACAGAGGAACAGTTAGAAGTATTCTATAAAGTATTAGATGATTCTTTTGAAGGTGCTGAAGCTATGATGTCTACTATCAATGACTTCTGGAACTACGATGCTGATGTACATCAGTGGACTCTACCAGATGGGCATGTTGCTAAAGTTAAAGTTATGGAAATGACTGATACTCGTATTGAAGTAGATGAGTTAAACCATAGAACGTTTACTTATAGATACGCTAAGCAAACACCTAGTAATAACTATAGAAGCCTTGTAGCTAACATTGTTCACAGTGTTGATGGTTATATAGCTAGAGAAATGGTAAGACGTGCAGACTTTGAATTAGTACATATCCATGATTGCTTTGTATTCCACCCTAATTACTTAAGAACAGTAACAGGTATGTATAAAGAGATTATGGCTGAAATAGCTAGAAGTAATCTATTGAGTGATATCCTTAGTGAGTTAAAAGGACATCATGTACCAGTTACTAAAGCGTCTAATGATTTAGATGTTGATATTCTAAGTAGTCAATACATGTTAAGTTAACAAAATCCCCTATGCCGTAAGGTATAGGGGGTTATTTTTTTTATTATGAGTTGGTGGTTGAAAGTACGAAGTGGACTCCGTCCACTAATGTGAATTAATAAAAAGGAAATGAAATGCAACAATTAATTATTTTTAAACAAGACTTTATAGGGGATTGTTGGGTACAACTATGCCAACATTTAGATATCCCATTTGAAGCTAAAAAAGCAACAATTTACTTTACTTCTGTAGATTTCGAATAATTGTTAGACGAAAGACTAACTGCTATAATTAATATTGAAAACACACAATGTCATCTAAACTTCACTACTCACACTTTGAAATTAAGCATTGTACCCATTTAGGATGTATAAATCATACTAGACAGGGGTGTAGACTTAATCTACTCTCTATTGAGAAATATGGGACTCTAGTAGAAGGATTACATAATCCTACAATGTGTCAGGCAAGAAGACAAAATGACTTACATATGACTGAAAGGATGTTACATGAATAATTTTGCATTTAATTTTGGCAGTTCTGCACCTGCTATAAACTTTACTCAAGAGCAGCAAGATATTATTAATAGTACGGAATCTGCGATTATTGTGAATGCTGTAGCAGGATCAGGAAAGACTTCTGTACTTATGCAATTAGCTAATACAACTAGTAATGGGCTATATTTAGCGTTTAATAAGGCAATTGTAAATGATGTAGTTGATAAGTTACCTATGGGTTGGAGTTGTAAGACTTTCAACTCACTAGGCCTTTCTATGTTGAAACAACACAGTAAATTTAAATCTAGTAAAGTAAATTTTAAAAAATATTCAAAGCTATTTAACTATGATGTAGCTGCAAATCTTGCACAAAAGCACATGACACTAGGAGGTAATGCCAGTGATAAATCATGGGAAGCAACGTGTGATAGATTTAATATTGCTTCTAATCTAATTGAAGATGCTAAAGTATTCCTGAAACAGGGATTAATGCACACTACTGAAATTAGTGGTGATGAAATGTTGGAATACCCTATGCGATTAGGAATGAAAACAGAAAAGTACGATATGGTACTTGTAGATGAGTGCCAGGATTTAAATCCTCAACAAATTAAGTTCTTGAATTGTATACCAACAAACAAGATAGTATTTGTAGGAGATGCTCATCAAGCTATTTATGGATTTAGAGGTAGTGATCCTCATGCTATTGATCTAATTAAACAAGGATACAATCCTAAAGAATATCCTATGTATGAGAGTTTTAGATGTCCTCAGGAAATACTATCAATAGTACATAGTAGAGTTCCTCATATCACTAGTCAAAAGACAGGAGGAGTATTACAGCAAAAATACGCACATAGTATACAATACCCTGATGACTGTTTTATTATTAGTAGAACTAATTCTTCACTGATTAAACTAGCTTACCAGTTTATCAAGAAAGATATTAAATTCTCAATTGGTAGAATGTTTATAGCTCAATTAGAGAAAGAACTAAAGCCACTACTGAAGACAAATAGTCGTATTGACACATTAATTGATAACACAAAAGCACAGTATCATAAGATACTTCAGATTTATGAATCTAAGAACTGGAACACTGCTGCATTAAATGACAGATACTCAGGTATTTTTGCTATCTTAGATAGATGCAACACAATTGCAGAAGTTAAAACTTTTATTAAATCTATGAAGTTACACGAAGATAGTGCAAGTAAGAGAAAGTTAATGACAATTCATGCAAGTAAGGGTTTAGAAACAGACACAGTATTCTTCATTAATCCTGATATTTGTGATTATCTAAAAACAAGAACAAATGTGGAATGGGAACAGCAACAGGAAGATAACTTATATTATGTAGCATGTACACGAGCACTGCAACAGTTAGTATTAGTTAGATGAATGCTATTGATATATTTGATATTGTTCCTGGAATGGGATTACTAATTCCCACTGATAGAGGGAAATGTGAATTTACAAAGCATGTAGTAGTTAGTACTTCAAAAGGGCACCCAGGTTCACGTAAGGTATATTGTAATCATGGTTTTGAATTTGGAGAAGAACACACTTTTTATCTAAATAACCAAGTGAATCAAACCTTCTTACTTCTAGAACCAGAACACACAATTATAAACTTTGATGAGGACTAACTATGCAAATTGAAATATGGCAACTAGCTATCATAACTTCTATTATAGGTACAGTAGCATTCCTGCAAGGAATGCGACATATAGGAAAGAAAATTAATAGGATAGGTATTGCTGTAAGTAAACAACAAGTAGATACAGCATACTCAGCAGGATTTGAAGATGGTAGAACACAACCTGAATGTTTTAATTCTATAACACCAGATAATGGTGGGGAATGTTATGCTTCAGAATGTACACATCATTGTAAAACAGAGCCTTTATGTGGTTCACAACATAGGAATTAACTAATGTTAAATTATTCATTTATTTATGACAATATGATTGAACATAAACGTAAGTGTCATGCATGTAAAACAGACACCCTTAAAAAAACTAAAGAAACAGAAGGTGATGGTATTAAAGCACCTTCATATATTATTTATGAGTGTCAGGAGTGTGGGCTAACTCATAAGCGTATTACTAAAAACTTTAGAGATTAGAAATGGGTTATAGAAGTGCAGTATGGTTAGTAGTTCCTAATGGGTATACTAAAGAATTTGAAAACTTACTAAAAGATGAATGGTGGGATTCTAAATACCCTACTGACCTATTTCCTGAGAGTACTCATACTACATACTTACTAGAAGATTGGAAATGGTATGACAGTTACACAGATGTACAGAAAATTACTGGTTTCTTACAAGACAGAAACACAATGGCTGAAATATTAGATCCTGACGGTCTAACACACACAAGTGCTATTGTAAGATTAGGTGAGGAATTTGGAGATTATGAAGACCATTTAGGTACAGCCTATGAATTTGAAATTTACCCTACACAAGGAATAGAAGGAGTTTAATTATGGATACCTTTACTATATTTACACTGGTAATTGCTACAATTGGAGTAGTTATAATTAGTTATGGTCTTGTAATGGCTATTGAAATCAACAAAGATATTAATCGTAGAGTCATTAAACAAGACCCTGCAAATTTCACACACTTTAAAACTAAATTTGAAAAATAGGAGAATATTATGAGCAATGCTTTTAATGAATACATGTCATATTGTAGTGACCAAGATAATGCTGGTTACTCAAATGTAAAAACAACTATAGACACATTACTTGAAGATTTAGATGGTCAACCTCCTGAAGAACAAGTAGGCTTTCGTAAATACGAAACTAAAACTAGAACACTTTCTGTAAAGCGTAATCGTGGAGACTACCAGTATGGGAAGAGTTAAACAACAACTTATTGATGAGCAAGAGCATGATGAATTCATGCGTGACCAAGAACCTGATTTTGATGACTATGCTAAAGCTAAATTAGCTAAAGACAAGGATGACTATGAAGAATGGGCAAAAGTTGAAGAAGAAGGTGAATACTGCCAAGAATGTTATCACATACAGAGGACTACTGATCCTTACGGGACTGGCGATAGTCCTACTGTTAGAGAATGCACTGCTGATAACCCTATGGAATGTCCTGGAGTAGTTCAATGAGTAACTTAAATGAAATACTAGATAAAGCTTTTAATGTAAGAGATCTATTACTAGAAATTGAAAATCCTAGTGAAGACTACATTACAGTTACAAGACTACTTAAAACTGTTGAAATGAATAGTAGAGAGCTGCTAGATATGCAAGATGCTATAATTGATTACTTAGAAGAGAAACTATGAGCTATCCAGCAAACATACACCAAGCATTTACTGATGCCCAAGCTACTATTAAAAAGTTTCCTAAACATAAAGACAACATCGAAGATGCATTTGATTTAATGCTATCTGAAATTGAAGATGGTGAATCTGATGACTGGGAAATAGATAAATTTTATAACTACATGGTGGAGTTAACCTCATGACTGAATCAGTTAAACAATATAACATCCCTAAAGGGGATAAAGTAGTAATGCGTGACTCTAATGATAATCCTACTAGCATGAAGTTCCTCGGTATGGATGGTGCTTATGGTCGTTGGAAGGTAGGTGAAGAAACTTTAATAGGTAACTACTATGGCTTATTTCATTACAACACCAGCCAGAAATACTGGTATTACGAACCAGAGGAGAGTAAAAATGAGTGAATTTAATTTAGATGAATGGTCAGACATGAAGATTGACCAGTGGTTTTATGACAGACAGATTGCACAGAATGGTAATCCATTAACACAATCTATTAAAACACTGGAAGAAACTACTGAATTAATTGATGCTATTAATCGTAACGATAGACACGCTATGATGGATGCAGTAGGAGATATCTATGTCACCCTTAGGGGAGTATGCTTAACAGCAGGTGTTGAATTTGATAACTGTGTACAACAAGCTTACGATGAAATTAAAGACCGTACAGGCTATCTTCGAGAAGATGGTATGTTTATTAAGGATTAGATTATGGCTATTTATGGAGATAATAAACATAACTACGAAGATAATCGTGTTGAAATAGGTTGGGCAACTGAAATACATAACTACTTAGTAGACCAAGTGCAGCGAGCTAAATCTAAACATTACACAACTAAACAAAAATTCTATGAAGACCTAGCTGAAAAGCAAGACATGGTCATTGAGTATTTAGAAAGAAATTAATAACTAGTTTAAGAACACAAAGGCCTCATATAGACCTCAGCCTTGTTAGCCAGTTTGAGAGTACTGGTGTGTAAAAACTCTCACTTAATTTAATTTATATTTGGAAATATTATGAGTAAAACACTTATTGAAGGCAGAACTCAAAGAAGAGATGCCAATGGTAACAGAATTAGTAAAAAATCAGTTAGTCATGGTACATATCGTTGTACAAGACACCCAAATAGTAAGCGCTGTAAATAATTATGAAACAGCCTGCAGATTACCCAACACAGCCTACATGTGAAACATGTGGCTCTTATTCTTCTCAATTAGAAGAAGGGATGTGTAAGTGGTGTAGATCACATTACAATCTTATTCCTAATGTAGCACCTGGATTTTTTAAACGTACAATTAGAAAGTTAAAATCCAAGTTCAAATAGGAACTCCGTTCCTTATTGCAAGGAGCTATTAATGCTAGAAGAAAACCAAACAGAATTTAAAGTATTAGATTCTGAAAATCAACTCGTCTATAAAGTAGAAGAACTCTCTGAAGACATACTGCAATTAACATTTAATGCAACATTAATTCAAGAAGACCAAATAGATGAGTTACTTATTACAATTAAACAATTACTTTACGAGGAGCCGTCATGCGATTAGGACAACAAGCCCAATATAGCATTCAACAAGATATTATGAATGATTTATTTAATCTGCCTACAACTAAAATTGAAACAGCTAAAACAGAACTAACTACTAAATGTTATGAAACATGGATTTCATACTATACTCCATATATTTCAAAATTACCTGCTGGATTTTTTCATCATAAACATAAAGTGCAAATGTTAGTAAATGAGGAAGAAAGCGAACGTTGGTATACAAAACGTAATCCTCATTATTATTTAGCAACAGTAGACCCAAAAGATGAGTGGAGACCTTTGGAAATTCCTTTTACTGTTCCTAGAGAACATGAAGAAGAAGTATCTACACTACACCAACAAGATACTGATTTGCAAAAAGAAATGCAAGAAATGAAACAGTACTTAAATGATTCTTTGGATACTTGGAATACTACTACTAAATTACGTAAAGGGTGGCCTGAAATGCTTCATAAGTATATTCCTGAAGAACCTAAACGTGCACCACGTAAAGCTAAACAAGTAAAAGAAGAAGTAGTTCCTGATGCACCAACATCTTCTATGCAACAAAGAGTTACCTTAAATATTCTGGAGAATTAGTATGTTAGATATCACACCTAAAGATGCCTCAGAAGGCTTAAAACGCTTATTTAAAGCAGATAAAGTACCTATGCTTGTAGGTAGCCCAGGAATTGGTAAATCAGACATTATTAATGATTTAGCTAAATCAGTTAATGTAGAAGTACGTGACCTAAGATTAGCACAAGCAGACCCTACTGATCTACTAGGATTTCCTATTGTAGATAAAGCAGGTATACGTATGAAATACGCACCACCATCATTATTTCCATTAAAAGGTATTGATAAAATTCCTGAAGGTAAGAATGGTTGGCTAATCTTTTTAGATGAGATGAATTCAGCTACCCCTAATCTACAATCAGCAGCTTATAAAGTTGTACTGGATCGTATGGTAGGAGAATATGAATTACACCCTAATACTTGGATTGTATGTGCTGGTAATAAAAAGACTGATAAGGCAGTAGTTAACAAATTAAGTACAGCTATGCAGTCTAGATTAATTCATATGAATCTATCTGTAAGTCACAAGGACTGGTTAGAGTGGGCTAATACAAACGGTATTGATCATAGAGTAATTTCATTTATTAAATTTAGACCTGAGCGTCTACATACATTTGATCCTAATCATAGTGATGATACGTTTGCATGTCCTAGAACTTGGAGCTTCTTGTCAGATATTATTGCTTCAAGAGAAGACTTTGACTATACAGACTATGTATTAATGTCGGGTACTGTAGGTCAAGGACCTGCTACTGAATTTAAAGCATACTGCGAGATTTATGAATCTCTACCTACTATTGAGGATATGTTACAAAATCCTCATGGAATTCAGATGCCAGATGAACCAGATAAACAATACGCTTTAACTACTCTAGTTAGTCATAATATGAATGAACAAAATATTACACAATTACTAGTTGTAGTTAATAAGCTACCTCCTGAAATGCAATTACTTACATTAAAAGATGTATATAGTAAAACACCTGCATTAAAAGGACATCAATTAATTTTAGATTGGGTAAATAAGAATGCACACTTAATGGTAGGATAATACTATGGAGACAAACAAAACTTTAGAAGACAGAATTAGGTATGCCAAAGTGCAGTTAATGTCTAAATCTGTGTTTCTATCTACTATATGTCTTCGATTACGTCATGAAATTTCAGATGTAATACCTACAGCAGGTACTAATGGACTTACTATTCTATACAATCCTGATTTCGTAGCTTCTATTGATACAGAAGAGCTTACTGGGCTACTGGCACACGAAGTGTGGCACGTAGCATTCCAACATATTACAAGAGTAGGAAATAGAGATAAGCGCTTATGGAACGTTGCTGGTGACTACGTAATTAATGATATGCTACTTAAAGCAAATTTTAAATTACCTGCTGATGGTTTGCATGATAGTAAATATGCTGATATGACTACTGAGCAAGTGTATGACATCATATTTGAAGAGCAAGATCAATATAAAAACTTTGTACAAGATATCTTAGAACCTGGTGAAGGATCTACTAATGATCAAGATTCTCAAAATACTGCACAAGGTACTGATAAGCTAAAAGAGCAATTAACTAGTATTATTGTACAAGCACAGACACAATCCATGATGGCTGGTAAACAACAAGGTGAAATCCCTGGGGAAGTAGCTAGAATGATTGATGATCTAATTAATCCTAAATTAGATTGGAAACAGTTATTAGATAGGTATGTAAGTGAACGCAGTAAGAATGACTTTACATGGATGAGACCTAATAAAAGGTTTATGCCTAATCATTACTTGCCTAGCATGTATTCTGAAACAATTGGAAATATCACTATTGCTATTGATACTTCAGGTTCAGTTACACAAGAAGAACTAACTGAAATGCTAACTGAAATTGAAAGTATTAGAGATACCTATCAGCCAGAAGAACTAGTAGTAATTGACTGTGATTACATTATACATGGTGTACATAAAGTAGATAAATATACAGATATTCATGATATCCAATTTAAAGGTGAAGGGGGTACTTCTTTCGATCCTGTATTTGAATATTGTAAAGATAATCCTCCTAACATACTAATCTACTTCACGGATTTATACGCAGAGCCTGTACAAAATAATGTAGAATATGATGTTTTATGGGTATGCAACTCAGATCATGAGCCTGCAGTAATAGGGGAGACTATTTATATCAATGACTGAAATCATTACATTATCTCAAGCATTATGCTTTGAGTATTACATGGGTGCTATTGAACAGACTTCTACTTCTTTTTCAAAAAAAGAAGCTTTAGAGTTTTACACACAGCATAAAGAAGAATATTTAGATAAAGCTGAAAAAATATTGGATTTACTTTCAAAGCCACCTAAAGTATTACATTAACTTCTATGAAACCAATTACTACCGTACTTCTCATTAATGAGAGAGGTGGGATAGATGAATATTCGTTAAATGAATACTACTATGCTCCTTTAGAAAAATTAGGTATAGCTAGAGATTCTATAATAGCTAAACCACTAATATACGATACACCTAAAAAAGTATCTGCTAAAGTAGGTAAAGCATGGTTAACTAAATTAAGGGAACAAATTCCTACTACTGTAACTAACTTAATTGTTGCAGACAGTAACTACTACAAGTGGTTAACTAAAAATACAAAGGTATCCACACATGTAGGTACTGCTGTACTGAGTAAATTTGACGAATATGAAGACTTTAGGTGTGTACATGTACCTCACTACAAATCATTGTATAAACAGCCTGAAAATCAATTACTAATTGATATAGGACTTAAAGCTATTACAGGCTTTACTAAAAAAGCTGTCATACATTCTGAAGAATACACTAAAGTTCTAGGTACTGAGTTAGATATTTTAGATCAACTATACCAATACCCAGCACTGACTGTAGATATTGAAACCACAGGACTTAAATTAACAGACACTATTGTTACTATTGCTTTTGCATGGGATCAACATAATGGTGTTGCTATTGATATTAGAGAAACTGGTTACTGGAATATTAAAGAATTCCTAGTAAATTACTCAGGTACTTTAATTATGCACAATGCATTATTTGATGCTAAGCTAATGATAGCTAATTGGTGGATGGAATCTGAAACTGACTACAAAGGATTGCAAGAAGGTCTTGAAGTATTTAGTCAAGTAGACGACACCATGTTACTTGCTTATTTAGAAAAGAACTCTACTACTCAAGTAGATTTAGGGCTTAAAGGCAATGCTCTTGAATATGTAGGAAATTATGCTTTAGATGTAAAAGATATTACTAAACATACTTCTGAAGAATTAATGAAATACAATCTAATTGATACGTTAGCTACATGGTTTGTTTATAACAAATATAGTAACCAACTTACTAGTGAAACGTATATTGATATATTCAAGCCTAGTATTAAGCCTATTCTTAAAATGATGTTAGTAGGCTTACCACTAGACCAAGCAGTAGTAGATACAGTATACAAACAACTAAAAGATGAAGAATATGCAGTACGTGTAAAGTTACATAAATTACCTACTATCCAAAAAGCTGATCAAATATTTCAAGAACAAGCACGAGAACAAGCTAATGCTAAATTAAAAACTAAAGTAAAGTCTATTGAAGATTTTCAGTATATTCAATTTAACCCAAGTTCAGGAAAGCAAATAGCAACAATACTCTTCGAAATACTAAAGCTACCTGTATTAGATATAACTGCTGGAGGTAGTCCAGCTACTGATGCTAAAACACTTAAAAAACTTAAGAAAGAGACTCAAAATACAGAAGCTCTTGAAATTATAGAGGGTATTCTTAAAATTGCAGAAGTATCTAAAATAACAGGTACATTTCTTAAAGCTTTTAAAGCTGGAAATAACTTTTTACATGGTAATCTAAAATTAGGTGGAACACAATCAGGAAGACTATCTAGTAATTCACCTAATTTAACTAATCTACCTGCACAAGGTAAGATGGGTAAGTTAATTAAAAGCTGTGTTGTAGCTCCTGAAGGGTGGTTATTTGCAGGTGCAGATTTCAATGCTCTAGAAGCTAGAATTAATGCAATTGTATCTGGAGACCCTAATAGAATTAAGATTTATACTCAAGGTTATGACAGTCACTGTCTAAATGCATACGCATATTTTAAAGACCAAATGGCTGACATAGACCCAGAAGATGTAGATAGTATTAATTCAATTTCTAGTAAATACAAGGAACTTAGACAAAAAGGTAAAGGACCTACATTTGCTTTAACTTATGGAGGTACAGCGTTCACTTTAAATAAGAATGCTGGTATCCCATTGAAGGAAGCTAAAGAAATTGAAGATAGTTATCATGAACTATATAAGGTATCTGATGAGTTTGCTGAAAAGAACAAGAAATTTGCTATTAAACATGGCTACATGGAATGTGCTTTTGGGTTAAAAATTAAGACACCTATTATTAGTAAGTCTGTAATGGATAATAAAAAGACTCCATATGCAGCAACTGCAGAAGTACGTAGTGCTAACAATGCAGTTACACAATCCTGGGGGATGCTACTTAATAGAGCAGTAATCGCTACGAATCAAAGGATCGAAGAAGCAGAAATGTATGCAGATATCCTTCCTGTTAACATGATTCACGATGCTGCCTATTTCTTAGTAAAAGATGACCCTAAGGTAGTTAAATTCCTTAACGATGTTCTAATTGAAGAAATGGAATGGAATGAGCATCCGCTCATTCAGTCAGATGATATTCCTATGTTAAGTGATTTAGATATAGGCAAATCTTGGGCAGATATGACATTATTGCCTAATAGAGCTTCACTAGAAGAAGTAGATAAAATTTTAAAATCGTTATAGGAGTAGCTATGAGCTGGTATTGCCAAATGATAGATGGTAAGAGACGTTGCATGGATTTTGGAGAGTACCAATTACATGGTTGGGTATTAGATAAGTCATTTGCTGTTGAAGAAAAAATGGGTGTATTTACACGCAAGGAGAAGAAATGAATCCACATAAACATGCTGAAGTAATTCATCATTGGGCTGAAGGATACACTATACAAAAGAAAGTATACCTTTGTTGTGAACCTAAACAAAATGGCAGATGGATAGACTGTGAAGTTACTCCTGGCTGGCATGAAGACAAAGAATATCGTGTTAAGCCTATTAATTTAGAGAAAACTGAAGATGTATAAATATACTAATAATGAGAACATTTCATTACCTCTAGCAGTATGGCTAATGAATGATGACTATGATTATGATGGCAGATCTAATGTAATTAGTGCGACATCTCTACTTAAGCCTATTCGTCAACTAGTTTTACAAAAACAAAATAAAGACTTAGATAAAACAGTAGATATTTCAAATTTAGTCAGTTCTAGAATGGGATCTGCTATTCATGCTATTGCTGAAGAAGCATGGACTAACCCAGACAACGTAGTAAAAGCTCTAAAAGCCTTAGGTATGTCTAACATAATTGAGCGCATTAATATTAATCCTGAAGACAATGAACTAACAGATACTGATATTCCTGTATACGTAGAACAACGTCATGAAAAAGAGCTTAATAATTTTATCATTTCAGGGAAATATGACCTAATCTTAAACGGTACGTTATCTGATTATAAAAGTACCTCTGTATGGACATATATTTACGATTCTAACGCTCTTAAATACACCCAACAAGGAAGTATTTATAAATGGTTAGCTCCAGAACGTATTACAGATACGCATATGGAGATTCAATTCATTTTTACTGACTGGTCATCTGCTGCAGCTCTTAGAGATCCTAAATATCCTCAAAGTAGAGTAATGACAAAACGTTACCCTTTATGGTCAGTAGAACAAACTGAACAGTATATTAAAGAAAAGCTCAGTAAATTACAGGAACTTATAGACACTCCACAGGAGCAGTTACCTGTATGTACTAAAGAAGAACTTTGGGAAAGTGACACTAAGTATAAATACTTTAAAAATCCTAAAGGTACAAGAGCTACTAAGAACTTTGACACTCTAGAAGAAGCTAACCAACGTATGGCTGATGATGGAATGATTGGGGTAGTTAAAACAGTACGGGGAGAAGCAAAAGCTTGTCGTTACTGTGATGTTGTTGATATCTGCCAACAAGCTAAAGCATTAGCTGCTGAAGGTAGATTAATTTTATAAGGAGATAAGGTGGAATACTTAATTAATTTATTTAAAAAATTGTTTACAAGCACAGAAAAAGTGCCAACCGTAATTAAGAAAGAACGTAAAAAAGCTGATAAGCGTAAGTTTACAAAAGGGCAATTAGAGCATTTGCTTAATGTTCTTGAGAACAAGAAATATGGAGTTACTTCGTACGCTAAGTTAGTAGATTATGGCAATTTAAAATATGGGTATGACAAAGTATATGTAACGTACTATAACAATATTAATAAATATAAAAAATCACTAAAGGGGTAATTCATGTCCAAATATTTTCAATTATCTGAGGATATAGTTGATGTATTAGTAGCTAAAACACAATCTAACAATAGACATTTCTTCAGAATTCTTACTGCTTACTACTTAAGTAAAGTTGCATCTATGATGCGAGTCAATATTGAAACACAAGATAGAGGTGTAATTCCTATTAATACCTATGCGCTAAATTTAATGCCTTCAGGAGCAGGTAAAGGATATTCTACAAATTTAATTGAAGAAAGTTTAATTGCTGACTTCAAAGAAGAATACCTACAGACACTATTCCCTAGCTTAGCTGCTAAAAACATAGCAGGATTAGCAAAAGTTTTAGCTCAAACAAGTCAACTAGACATTACCACTATTGAAGAAAAACTAACTAGTGAATTTGAAAGTTGTGGTGAATTACTATTTAGTTTTGATTCAGGTACAACACCTGCAATTAAACAAATGCGTCAAAAGCTTCTATTAGCTGGTGCAGGCTCTATGAATCTAGAAATGGATGAGGTAGGTAGTAATCTGCTAGGTAATCTAGAAATGATTAATACTTTTTTAGAACTCTACGATATTGGTAAGACTAAACAAAAGCTTATTAAGAGCACTACTGAAAATAAAAGAATGACTGACATTGATGGTAGAACTCCTACTAATCTAATGTTATTTGGTACACCTACTAAATTACTAGATGGTGGTAAGACTGAAGATGATTTCAAACAAATGTTAGAAACTGGGTATGCTCGTAGACTCTTATTTGGCTATGAGCAAGCAGAATCTGTGGTTTCACCTCTAACACCAGAAGAACAATTTGATAAGCTAGTTGACCAAAACCAAAGTAATTTGATGCAACAAATTAGCCTTCATTTAAAGCGTTTATGTAATTCTAATCATTTTAATACTCTAATACAAATGAGTAGAGAAATCTCAATACAGCTGCTTACCTATAAAACAGATTGTGAAGAAAGAGCTATCAAAATGAAAGCTCATCAAGAACTACACAAAACTGAGATAAAGCATAGATACTATAAAGCACTTAAATTAGCTGGTGCTTATGCGTATATTGATGGCCAAACAGAAGTTAAAAGAGAACACTTAGAAGCTGCTATTACTTTAGTTGAAGATTCAGGAGAACATTTCAATAGAATTTTAAAAAAGAAAGGCCCATATATTCGATTAGCTGAGTATATTGCTGATATTGGTACTGAAGTAACACAAGTGGATCTTGTAGAAGATTTACCTTTTTATAAAGGCAGTGAAAGAGACAAACAATCTTTAATGAATTTAGCTATTGCTTATGGGTATAAGAATAATATTATTATTCGTAGATCAGAAACTGATGGTATTGAGTTCTTTTCAGGAGAAGCACTTAAAAAAACTGATTTAGATAAAATACATGTATCTCATAGTACTGACATAACTGAGAATTTTCAAGAAGACTGTACAAACTTTACTAAGCTTCATGAATTAGTGACAAACCCTGGATATCACTATACAGCTCATGCATTTAAAGATGGGTATCGTAATAGTGATAATGCTATTCCTGGTTTTGATCTATTAATCTTAGATTTAGATGGTACTGTACAAATGAGTACTGCTGAAACATTATTAGAGCAGTATACATATCTAATGGCTACTACTAAACGTCATACAACTGATACAAATAGATTTAGAATCATTCTACCTATTAGTCATTATCTAAAACTATCATCAAGAGACTATAGTAAATTCATGGAAAATGTATTCTCGTGGTTACCTTTTGATGTAGATGCACAAACTAAGAACATTTCACGTAAGTGGTTATCTCATAATGGGCATCATGTATACAACCAAGGTAAATTAGTAGACGCTACACTATTTATCCCTCAAACTAAAAAATCAGATAAATTCAACCAGTCTGTAATTGATGCAGGAGCTATTTCTAATATGGAAAGATGGTTCTTAGCTAATACAGAAATGGGTAATCGTTCTAATATGCTGTACAGATTAGGTTGTGTATACATAGATAGTGGAGCAGATATGAGTGAAATTGAAGGTCTTCTAGCTAACTTTAATGATAAGTTAGAAGTGCCTCTTCCAGAGACTGAATTGAAAAATCAAGTAAATGCAGCTCTTAATTCTAAAATTAAACGTCAAGGAGTTTAAATGAACAATAACTTAGTATTAGTATGTGGTAAATCCGCATCAGGTAAATCAGCAAGTCTTCAACATATTGATGACCCAAAAGGTGTTTTGTATCTTAATTGTGAGAACAATAAAAAATTACCTTTTAAATCTGATTTTATTCAGTACACAATCACAGATCCTGAACATGTTCCTATGATTATCAATGCGTTAGAGACTGAAGAGTCTATCAATATTGGTGGTAAAGACCATGATACAGGTAGCATTCACACAGTTGTAGTAGATAGTTTAACGTATCTAATGGATATGTATGAAAGTACTAAAGTACTGACTTCATCTAACACTATGCAAGCCTGGGGAGGTTATGCTCAGTTTATGAAGAATATGATGGCACAAGATGTAGCTAAATCTACTCGTAATATCATTTTCTTAGCTCATACCTCAGATGTCTATAATGAGTCTGAAATGGTTAATGAAACGCTTGTTAAAGTTAAAGGCTCATTAATGAATCAAGGTATAGAGAGTTTCTTCTCTACTGTTATCAGCTGTAAGAAGATGCCATTAACTAAAATGGAAATTGCTAACTCTCCTCTATATAAGATTAATGACACAGAAGAGATGCTTGGCTTTAAATATGTATACCAAACTCGTTTAACTAAAGAAACTGTTAACGAGCGTATGCGTAGTCCAGTAGGTATGTGGGAAATGAATGAAACATTCATTGATAACAATATACAACATGTACTGGAACGTCTTCATACTTACTATGAAGACTAAGGTGTTTATGTAAATATGCAGAGTTTAGCCTTTAGTAGACGAGGACTATAAATTAAACTCAAGTTGCTAGTCATTTTGGCAGTTTATGACTTTAACTAAGACTGCCTTCTAATTAAGGAGAAAAATGAAAAATCGAGCATTAAAAAATATTGCGCAAATTTGGCGTAAGAAACAATTAGTTAAAGCTGAAGTAGATGAAGCTTTAGATAAATATGATTTAAGTAATACAGCTAAAGATATCTTTATCTACATAGCAGCGAACAAAGCAAATATTTCATCTATTGTACATAATCCGTATTTTGCAGATAAATCAATATCTACAATCAAACGTGCAGTATTAGAACTTAAACAGAGTGTTTTAATTGAGAGTCAAGTAGATTCCATTGATAAACGTGTGTATTGGTTAATACCTACACAAGGGGACTAATATGTTATTTGAATACCTAGTTGGGGCAAGTATTCTATACCAAGCATGGCTTATTTATTTAATTATTAACGACTTCCAGGAGTAACTGTGGGCAGTAAAAATTTAGAATTCACATTAGATGATGGTACTGTTATTACAACTAACCAGCTTAGTGAACAATTAGGGTGCAGTGTTAGTACTGCCTATGCAAGATTAATGGCATCGAAAGATCCTAAGTTAGTTTATCGTAAAGTTAATAAAACCCATAAAGGCGGGAGGTTTTACACTTTAGATGATGGCACTAAATGGAATGCTGCTTCATTATCTGAAGCTTTAAGTATTCCAATGTCTACTGCTGCTACTAGGTTATCTTGTTATACAGATCCTAAAAAGGTATTAGCACCTAGACATACTAAGACACGTAAAAAAGAAAAATCAGTACCTAGTATCATTAAACAACGTATGTACTTTGACCCAGATGGTTTCTGGAAATTAATTAATAAAGCTACTTAAGTATCGTGGTATGATAGCCAAGGTTACGCAGATTAGAGCCATTAAATCAGCTGCAGGGGCAGATCAACATGATCTACCTTATGGATCACTCCTCGATTGTTGGGGCTGCCCTTATCTGAAGGGATATTAATCACTAGTCCCCTGTAAAAAAGGGGCATTAATGTAAAAGGTACCAGTAATAATGTTTTATCCCTGTGTAGAGGGGAGTGTAGTAGTGTACTGGTATCTATGTTGTTAGGCACTACTATTATATAATCTACAATAGCGTATAGAGGGATGGTGGCTATTATGAAAATAACTACCCTCAGTATAAACTAGTTGATCCAAACGTAAGTTCGATCTATGACGTTCTCCCTCAATTAGGTTTATATCGTTAGAAACATCGTAAATGTTAGTCCTCTACTTTCCTATTTGTAGAGGCACTCTAATTCAAACTATATATCTCTTTACATAATATACAGGTGTCCACCAGTATACTTTTATGGGTTTTAAAGTAATAAGGAGATATTTATGAAAACCTGGTGGACACTCACATTATAACAGGAGATCCAAATATGGTGAAGAAAGAACTGACCCCTGAACAACTTAAATTGTTCAAACAAGTAACAGGTACAGAAGACATGAAACTAGAAGATAAATTAGTTTTAGCTATAGCACCTGTGATAGCTGCTCGTAATTACTGTGATGCAACTGATGTTGCCCAGATTAGTTGGCACATTGTAAATGAGATTATGAAAGAACGTTATACGCATTTAGGAGAATAATATGGGATTTATTAAAGACCGTAATTTCAAATCAAAAATACCTAATGATCTAGGAGTATCTACAGAAAACTTAGATTTTAATTTACTAATGGGAGATATCGTACAAGCAATTGATATTACTATCAAACAGTATGCTCAACATAAAAATAATAGTATTTATGTGCGTTTCCACGCAAATGCTATTGAAAAATTAGGGTTACACCATGATGATTCAGTAATGATAACTTTTAATAAATCGTTTACTAGATTTGGTATTCGTAAAGATACTAGAGGAATCAAAGTAAAAGGAACTAATAAACTACTTTCATTACAGACTTCAAATAAGCTGTTTAATCAATTTGACTTAGATACTGAATGGTATGCTTTATATGATGATATTGTAAAAGCTACTGATGGTAACTACTTTACTACTGATGTATTTCAAGACAGTAGTTTACTAGAACAGATTAAAGATGACAAAGCTTGGAAAAACTTTGTTGAAAGTATGGAATAACTATTTAGGTAATTTAAGATTTGCTAGGTAAGAACCATAGCCTTCTAGATCTTTTCTACCTAATCCTATAGAATCAGCAACATTAGTATTGATAAACCAATCACCTAACTTGTAACCCCCATATCCTGCAAGTGCTGCAAGACCTAGAGTACCACCTACTGTTGGTTTAGCTCCCATAAAAGAACCTTGAAGGTTCATAGGAAGTTTACCTGCTTTCCACCAATTAGTAGTGGAAGGATTAGGAATACCTTGTTTAGCTGCCATAGAATTAGGTAACCATGACTGACCTTTACCTGTTAAAGCATGTCTGGTCATATCTGCAGCTTGTGCAGCAGATGCTCCTGCTAAAGTATTAAGAGATAACTGCTTTAATTCATCAGAGGTCATATTTCTTTAGGGGCACCTGATGGTAAGATTTCTGGAGCTGTTTGTAAGTTATATAAATGCATAAAGTCTTGCAGTAAGAAAGGAATACCTAACACGCCTGGTAATTTAGTTCCTCCTGGGAATCTAAAACCAGTATTCTGAGGTTTAGGTTTATACATATTCTTTTCGTGACGAGCAGCATCTTTCATAATATCTTGCTGATTCATACGAACTACTTCTTTAGCTTGTTCACGTAAGATAGCTTGGTCTTTATTCCAAGCAGGGTTAATTACAGATTTCCCATTTTGTGTAATAAATTGGGGGTGTTTACTAGGAAAGTTACCTTTAGCATCAACACCTGGTAACTTTAACCCTTTAATATCTTCAAATCCGCTCATAGTAGTGGCATTATATAACAAAAAAAGCTAAAATAGGAAAATCTCTATACTTATTTAACACAACATATTTTATATATGAGGGTACTCCGTACCCTCTAATGAATTTACAATTATTAGTTGTCTAATTGTAAATTTAAATTATATCTGACAACAGAGGAAAATATTATGCCTAATTTAACATTAGACGCTGATGTCGTTCAAGACAAAGAAACCCTAGGTGGTGGTGGAAACCAACGTGTATGGGAATCAGGAGTATACAATGCTATTATTGAAATGGCCACCATTGAAGAATCTTCAGGTGGTGCTACTGCTGTAAACGTAACAATTAAAGCTGCTGACGCAGACGCTAAAGTATTCCCACTAAGAGATACTTTCTGGGCTACTAGTGGTAAAGCTAAAGGTCAAAACCCTTACTATGTAGATCAGAAAGGTGTTAAGAAGCCTTTACCTGGTTATACTGCTGCTAACCGTATGTGTGTTGCTGCTAATGGTGAAAATCTAGACACTACTGTAAAAGCTGGTGGAAAGAAAATGGTTAACGTATGGTCTTATGAAGCTAAAAAAGAAGTTCCAACTGAGAAGTGGGTACTAACTGATCTAATTGGTAAGCCTATTAAGATTGCAGTACAGAAATTTAAACGTAATAAGCAGAAGAAAACTGATGCTGGTTATGTAGATATTGCTGATACTTTCGAAACTAATGAAGTACGTTACTTTGCTAATGCTACTACTGGTCTTTCAGTAGATGAAATGGCTAATGGTGAAACTGAAGCTACATTCATGGATGCATGGCATGAAAAAAATGCTGGTAATACTATTGATCAAACTAATAAGGATCTTGCAGCAGCTTCAACAGCTGAAACTAAGAAATCAGTATTTAGTTAATGTCTATACTTGCTATAGACCCAGGTCAAAATGGCAGTACTTGTTGTCTTCCTACACAGGGAGACATAGTATTTGCTGATCATAACAAGTATTCTAGTATAGATTTGTACACCTTTATGCGTAATTCACAAGCTAGTGTTGTTGCAATTGAAGATGTACACTCTTTATTTGGGATGTCAGCTAAATCTAATTTTAGATTTGGTTACAATTTAGGGCTAGTTACCACTCTCTCTGAATTACTTGATATACCTATTATCAAAATTCAACCTAAAGTATGGCAAAAGTACATAGGTTGTACTAAACCTAGTGGTAAGCAATTAAAGAAAGAAGTAGCTGAAATAGCTAATAATTTGTACCCTCAAGCTCCTTTATATGGTGCTAGAGGAGGATTGTTAGATGGTAGAAGTGATGCTTTAATGCTTGCCCATTTTATTAAACAAAACCACAAGGATTTATTATGAGACTCGTCATTGAAATGTCATCACAAGAAGTTGCAGAGCTTATAAACAACTTAGAAGTAACTGAAGTTGTTGTTAATACTAATCATACAGAAATGCCTGCAGCTAAACCTAAAGCTAAACGTAAAACTAAAGCTAAGGCTAAACCAGAAGTAGCTGAACAAGTACAAGAAGATGCAGCTAAATTAGAAAAAGACGCTGTAGATACAGCAGTAAAAGCTACTGCTAAAATTGCTGATAAGCTTGA